TCCTGTAGCTCCAGTCGGTCCTGTAGCTCCAGTGTTTCCTGTTACTCCAGTCGGTCCTGTAGCTCCAGTGTTTCCTGTTACTCCAGTCGGTCCTGTAGCTCCAGTAACACCGGTAGCACCAAAATTTCCAGTATTAATCGCTTGATCAATAAACCAAATACTCTCTCTTAGCCCGTGTTCCTGAGAAGTAGGGCCGGGAATTCCAACAATAGCACAGATATCTATCGCCAATTGATGCGCCTGTTGGGAAACTCCGCTTTCTTCAGTAGTCATTTTTTTGAATTTTCATTAAGCATAAATTCTACTATTCTATCAATCTTGCGATCTATCGAATCAAGTTTTGCAGTCATCTCCGACCGAGGTACAAAGTTTTGATAAAGATCACCTTTGGTTACAAACAGCCCAAGCTCCAGAGCTGCTAATATAAAACCACCGATTAATCCGTATGTTAGCTTGGGCTGTAAGTTCAAAGACATTTATTTATATCCCTATTGCCAAGAAATGGAACCTGGAAGGATCTACAGCCGCACCGGCTACTGATTGGAACTGGATTTGACAATTATTGGCATTAGCTACTACTACAAGACCAATTGCTTGTGTTACACCAACAGCGCCATTCTGGTTATTGCAAAGTTCAATTACATAGGTCGTAGCGCCGGTATAAGCAACTGTAAAGTTAATAGTATATAGACCTGTTCCATCATGAGATACGGAAGCGATATTTAAGGAAGGGCCAGTACCATCAGTAATCAATTGGCCAAAAGTTACTAATTGAGTAACGCCGCCACTAGGACCTGTAGCACCAGTAGCGCCTGTAGCACCAGTAGCACCAGTTACGCCTGTAGCACCAGTTACGCCTGTAGCACCAGTAGCACCAGTTACGCCTGTAGCGCCTGTAGCACCAGTTACGCCTGTAGCGCCTGTAGCACCAGTTACGCCTGTAGCGCCTGTAGCACCAGTTACGCCTGTAGCACCAGTTACGCCTGTAGCGCCTGTAGCACCAGTTACGCCTGTAGCGCCAGTAGCACCAGTAGCACCAGTAGCACCAGTTACGCCTGTAGCGCCTGTAGCACCTGCGGGTCCTCCAGAAGTATCGGGTGATCCCCAACCTGATGTGGTTTTAGGGCCATAAATATTGCCCGAAGTAGTATCAATATACATTTGACCTGGATTACCCAGCGTTTCTGCTGGAGCGCCTGCCCCTTTTAGGAATTCATTTTGTTGGTCTTTAACTTCATTACGACTAGTCATTGTCTTGTTTCCTTCTTTATTAAATACCTATTGCCAAGAATTGAAATGCTGTATCAGTAAATGCTCCAGTTGCTCTAGCTATAAAATTAATCTGACAAGATCCCGCTAATGGGACGGCTATTATAGGAATATACGCACTTTCAGTTGAAACCCCGGAAGATACATAAGAAATAGCACTTGTATAAGGAGTAGTAAAAGTAATAGTATAAACCCCCGTGCTGTTACGGATTGTACTAGCTATATTATGATTAATACTGCTCGGGGTAAGACTACCGTCACTTTCAACTAAAGCCCAAGAAACTGATTGACTAATTCCTCCCGCCGGGCCGGTGGGCCCTTGAGGGCCGGAACCCCCGTATTCAATTACAACACGGGTGAATACTGATTGCTCAGCTATGCCGACATTGATGCCGGGGTTTAAATTATTAGTAAAGTTATGCGCCACAATGATTTGAATCTCAAATACTTTAGTGTCAGCTATTGTAAATTGGCCGTCGATCATAGAAGGGGTAGCGGCATAACCTTGTAAAGCACTAGTATTGTTATTCCAAGCCTGCGTACCGATTAAAGCGGTAGTTGAATCTGTAATATTTCTTAATCTAATTTGATGGCCGTTACTATTGTTACCGCAAGAAGAAGCTCTCATTCTGTACGTCCCGGCGGGTAAAGTAAATTGATTTCCTGCCAAAGTACATGCACTAGAGGTATCTAAGACTTTAGTATTAATGTTCAAACGAGTCCAAGTACTTGATGCAACCGTACCCGCATTAGTTCCCGGGGCTCTTTGATCTTCCAAGATAATCATATCTAACTGTGAGCCTGCGGGGCCTGTGGCTCCCGTTACTCCAGTAGCCCCAGTAGCTCCAGTAGCTCCTAGTATTCCAGTTAAAGGGAGATCAACAAGGAAGGTTCCTGAAGGATCCCAGCCAATAGCTTGATTAGGCGCGGGGTCAGGTAATGATAACAATGGAATATCGGGATCTGTAACTGGGAATACAATACAGCGACTTATCTGTTCTTGTAGTTGCTGAGTCTCCATTGTGAGTTTATCAACAGAATCTTCTAATGTAACTTGATTAAAATCACTTTCATTCGGGAAATGAGTCTCTTGTAAATAGTCAACAAATCTATACAATAATACATTATTGGCCCCAGAATCAGGAGCACTTGTAAAGGTAACTGAACCCCCTATACCATTAGAGTTAATACTAACTGTATATTGTGAAGGTGCTACTAGGGTATTATCTACATAGACCTGCATATCTGTAGTCAACAATAAACGAAACGTAAAGAAAAAAACGGTAGTTACTCCGTTCCCATTTGCAAATTGTTTCACGTAATTTGTTGGGACTGTCATCCGTTAGTTCCCCATACTTGCGTTATATTTGATGGGGGATAAACTTGCTGGGATTCTTGTTTATGTTCCGGTAATTGCATTTGTTGAATGGCTTTTATGAGATCGTCACGGGAAACCATTTGCTTGGCTTTCCCTTTTTTCTCTATTATCTTTTGAGGTTGAGGGGTTGGACCTTGAATACCACTCATTTGCTGGATTCCTCCATAAAAGCCTTAACCGCAGGGCTTGTTTCAGTATCAGGTTTTGGAGGCTCCTGCCCATGAAACAAACTTTGAAGATATGTTTTCATTGTATCATAAACTGATTCATCCTTACCACCTTTAATAGAATCTTCTATTCTTTTCTCTTCTAGTCGTAATGATTCTTCCATTGATGGTGGGATACGTTTTGCCAACATACCAGGTGACCATCCACCTAAAGCGAAACCCGCCCCAAGAATATCTCCCTTTTCCGCCTGTCGAGCCGCTGTTATTGGCCCCGAAGTTAATTGATTCGGAATACCTAAAGCCATAGACGCTGCTTTGGTTGTGGATAGTTCAGCTTTGATCTTGGAATCCTCTTCCTTTTCAACATCTTCTAACTTTGTAGGATCCTGAGGTTCTCCTAATTTTGCCCAGCGTTTCAAAGCCGTAGTTGTGTTGTTATATATCTCCGATACAAATGTACTTGGATGTAGTTCCCCCATTTTTGATTCATCGACTCCGATTAAATGTTTAGCTGAATGAAACCATATCCCTTGTACTATATCACCAATAATAGGTTCACTTTCCAAAGGCCCCATAATTGCGCCGCCTGCAATTTGATATCCAGCTTCTTTTAAGGTATCTTCATCTTGATTTGGATTATTTATAAGAAGGGGGGCCACCCTAGCTGTAGCTGTTAATGCTCCAGGTATAGCCCATAATGCGCCTAGCGCCCCACCTAGTTTCATCCAGGCTTTAGGATCATTCATATTATGTTGCCAATCTCGAACTGCAACTAATGACTTTCCCAGAACTTGGGAAGGGTGCTGAGTATATTGAGCCAACATAGTATGGGCGATGGGGTTAGTTTGGATGAATGGAGTTTGACTAACTGAATGCCCCGGTTGAGTTTGCTCGATAGCTCTTTCAGCCGCTATCAAAGCTTGATGTGGGGTAGCTCCATTCTTTAGCTCGGCATGATAGATCGGTGCCCCAAATATTCTTTGTATACCGACATCAGCCCCAATATGTGCTGCATATATAAACCGTTTGATAGTGCTATTCACTCTTTGATCTTCTAACGTGGGCTCAATGCCAAATATCTTCCCGATTGTATTACCAAACAAACCTGAATGATGCATTGCGGATTCAAGTTCAAAGTTTGTCCCTTCTCTAGTACGGGCTTCAAATATGGGGGATTGTTTCAAAACTTTATCAGTTTCAAGAGGATGCAGCACAGTTTCTTTTATGCCATGAAGTATATCTGTAGCTGAATAATTTGCCCAAGTATTTAGGCCGTGAGGAAGGATAGTAAAGAATTGATTGGCCCTAAAACCCATTACAGCATTAGAAAAATCACTTCTCATAGCCGACCACCAACTATTGCCAGGGGCTGAAGGGACGGGGCTATTCTGAATAAACCGTTTATGAAAATCATCTAACACTTTTAAAGTTCCGGCTCCAAAGTTATCTCGAATATGTGTTCTAATATCTGAATCAGTCAATGTATGACCCACCCTATCTAATAGGTCAGTATAGTTCTTAAAATACTCCCATTGTCTAATGTGGGAAACAGTATCTTCCATAGGATTATGAAACTGAATCGGAAGTTTACTATCCATCCGGGTATTAGCTGATCCTGGAAGTAAGTTTGAGAACTGTAACCCTTGTTGGGAATACGGTGCATCTACTTTATAACCTTTTCGCGTAACAGGACTATAGTTATCTCTCATAGGGAGATCAGCACCATATTTATTTTTATAAACTTCATTTACACTTCCATGATAATCTTTATAGAATGCCAAAGTAGCTTCTATTTGTGCTTGATCATCTTTAGTAAGCGCTTCGTTTATCCGCTCTAACGTCGAGGTTCCCGGCTCTGTATCCCCCGGTAGAGTAAATCCATTACCTTCTCTTAAAGCTTTATGAAGAGAAGGATCTTTTGCTTTCAAAGCTACATCAATCATTTGGCCACGGGTCATCGGTTCTAATGTAAAAAGGTTTCCATTTTTATCCTCAGATGTAATTCGGACTTCTACATTATTATCATTCCAAACTTTCTGTATAAGGTTCCCTTCATAACCGTTATTCTTCATATAACCTTCGATACCTTTAACCATATTAAGATTAGTCGTTTTTACTGAGGCCAAATAATTGTGTCTGGATTCAGATTCATCTAATATTTTAGATAATTGATGATTTTTATCTTTTGGTGTAATCAAATCTAAAAGAGTATTCCAAGTAAATCCCTGAGCCCCTATATCATTAATACTATGCCGAATTTGATCTATTTGACTTGTCAGATATTTTATTTGGCCTTTCTGGTAGCCAAGGCTATTTTTAGCTGTAGTTATTGCCGTATCTTTTTTCAATTGTAGTTCTGCTTTTTTAGCTGTTATTATTTTTTCCCCATCATAAACCCATTGAGCTATATTAGCCGCCGTAACATTCCTAGTTAAAGCATCCCCATTATGTAAAGCATCAGCCATAGTCGCTAACTGAGCTTTAAATGCTACATCTTCTGGTAATTCACTAACCGATTTATTACCATGTTCTAAAGCAGTTTGTTCTAAAAATGCATCCAGACTCTTTTTATCTTTCAGAAACCCTTTTAGAACTTGAAGTTTTGTTACAATCTCTTGAGGAAGTTGTGTTACTGGATATCCGCTTTGTAATGTGACCCTATTATTCTGAGCCAATTTTACTACCGCATTAAAAGTTTTTAACCGGTCAACTTCATTTAACTGTGCTGCTTTTGCAGATTCCTGTTTTATTATATTTTCTTTAATGGAGGCGATAGCTTTTAATGCTTGGGCAGGATTAGTTACTTTATTTATATATTGTTTCACAGTTGCCCGTATTTTGGGGTCTTCTGTAGATGCATTAACAATATGTACTAATTCTGCTTGAATTTTTCTAATCCCTCTTTCAGTTTCATATTTTCCTCTTTTGAATCCTATCTCATAAGTTTGAGCCAATTGTTCTTTTGTTCTTTGCAAACGTTCGGCGGTTGCGGTAAGGTTATCGAATACCTTATTTAAAGTATTCATTTTTAACTTTACGTTCTCTGCATTTTCTGTTATATTAGTTCCTAATCCTTTTTCTATGAAATCTCGTTTTGATTCCAAAGCGTCAATGGCATGTGTGACATTACGCCACTTATCAATTAATTTTTGTGAAGATTGACCAGTTCCTTCTTTAATAGTAATCTCTGCTTCTAACCGGCGCTCTTCTTTTTTCAATGTTTTAATATCAGAAGCTATCTGATTCAACCGCCCTTTTACTTCAGTGGGGTTAAGATTTCTTTCAGTCTGTAGGGCCAGACGAAGTTGTTTTCCTTCTGCTATTTCTTCTGGGGTTAAAGTCTTTTCTTCTGGATATATAACCTGTAACTCTTTTTGAATTTTAGATTGAGGATTTTCAATTATGTCTGTCAATTGCAATTGACCTGTTTTAGTAGTTCCAGTTCTAATATATACTTGTCCCGCTTCATCATGAGCTACTGAAGTTTCCCCAGTTTCCCAAGGATTCGGCATATCTTCCAAGTGACCTTGAACTTGCTTTAATATTTCATGTGGAGATATGTTTTTAATTTTATTAAGTTGAGTTCGGTCTAGCGCCAATTTAGTTTTTCCTGTTACATTTCCTATAGCTTGTCCTGCAACATGAGCACCTGTAGCCAATACTGGCCCTGCCATAAGTGAACTAGTAAAAGCTTCCCGGATATGTTTCATAGAAGAACCGAAATCTGTAAATGCTTCTGGATTCTGTTTTTGTAATATTCCGGCTACAACTTTGCCGGCCTCTTCCATAATAGAAGTACCAGTTCCGATTGCTGTTTGCTCTAGAGTTCCAATAGTTACATTCATAGCCATTCTACCTAGCATATTTTTCTCTAATTGTTCTACAAAGGTAGAAGTAGCGGCTTTTATTATTAATCTTTTCTCTGTCTGAGTTACAGCTTTACCGGCGATTGATGTTAGTATTTTCCCTCCTATAGTATTTAATGCCCCATTTACCGCACCAACTGCATAAGAGATATTCTTGGAGGTATCATGATCAACTCCCGCTTCGCGAAGAGACCCATACATTTCACCAGCGGATTGCTCCCAACCCGATTTAAACATACCTGTAGAAAACCCCCACCCCCAACCCGCTCCAGCGCCGATTGCAGTTCCTATACCTGGAACAACAGAGCCAATAGTTGCGCCTGCCCCAGCACCAATAGTCCCACCCGCTACACCTTGTGCTCCCATATCTCCTAGAGAAGGTGCTGATTGAACTACGTTATGAAATAATGCCTGATACCAAGGTTGGGCTTCTTGATCTGCTTGAGTTGTCCCACCTTGGATTTTCGTTATTCCTGCTTTGATTGAATTCATTCTTTGGCTGTCATCCATGTTTTGAGACATCAGCCAAACATTATGCTGGTTATTTTGAACTTCCTGTTCCCCAATAGATAAATCTTTGGCGACTTGAGCGATAGGATTTAATATTGAAGTTGTGTCCAATTGAGGAACCGCAGGAGATTTTGGGGCTTTAGCGCCTAATAACACTTGTTCATCAGTCGATTCTGTATCTGGCATTAGTGAGTTAAACCTCGTTGATACATCCAGGATGTAGTTAATTTAGATAGCATATTCTGTAAAGCTTGAACTCGTTTTGGGTCTGCTGCAATTTGGCCCATTGTTTGTGGGGAAAGACCTAAAGTAGTTATTCGATCATAAAATAACTGTTTATGTAGATAATTATAATATTGTTGTTGTCTAGGATCAGCATAAATTGTTTTTGGAATCACTTTATTATATAAAGAATCAGATTGCTTTTTAGCTTCTATAGCATTCGGTTCATTCTTTAGAATATTTACTATACGGCCAAACTCGCCATCTGCATTTCTCGCATGGAGATCTACCAATGCTTTAACATTCTGATCTTTAATACTGTCCTTGGAAGAATGTAATGTCACGTAAGCTGCTTGGTAACGTTGAATACTTAATTCAAATTTTGCTAAAGCTGCAGCGTGTTTTTGAGGATCATGTATTTTTCCTAATCCTAACAAATCTTCATGTATACTAGCAGATAATTTATCTAAACCTGAGGCAGCTTGCCCTACTGCTTCTGAAACCGCTTTATCTACATTTAAAGATTTTATAGCGGCAGCATTCCCTGTTAAAAGATTTGTATATTTCTTACGATCCTCAGAAGAAAGATCCTTATTCTTTAATATATTTGAAATTGTACTTGTTGGAGTTTGTTCTATCTTCCCGGTTGGTGATGCATTCAAAGCTTCTTCTAAAGCTTTCTCAGAAGCTTCTGTCTGTCTCTGCTCTACCGCATTCCTAGAGATCATTTCTTGTATGGCCACATTATGAGCGGTTGTTAAGTTAGGGGCGGCCTTATTCAGAATAGTCTGAGCAACCGCGGGATTAATAGCCTTCATATCGCCATTACCCGCCGCTAGTAGTTGTTGAACCGTATCAAGATAAGTAGAATTCTGAGTTTTAGTTTGTTCAGTATTTTGAGCCAATCTAACTTGAGCTGCGATACCTCGCTGTTGAACTGCGACAGATTGCAACATGGATGGAGATATGTATTTTCCGTCAGCAAACTCTTTAATACGTTTCTCTAGGAGAACTGGATCTCCTCCAGCCGCCGTTGCTTCTAAATATTCTTTGACCGCATCGCTACTAGCTTCAAATTGTCCTGATAATCCTTTTGGGTGATAGAATTCATATTGATCGTGAGTATTTGTTGCATACTGATTAATAGTATTCTTTATATCTTGAGGAGATTGTGCCGACATTTGGCCTGTAGTTACGGACAAACTTCCCGCCGAATCTTTCAAATTTTGTTCAGCTATAGGAACTTGTCGTTCCCGTTGCCAGTTCCCGAGTTTTTCTAGATTGGAAGCGTGTTGTTGCATTAATTTCTCTTGTAGCATCTGATTAGTTTCTGGATCTGTAACTTGTTGTAAAGTTGCCTGCATTTTCTTTTCTGACATTACAGAATATTCTTGTATAGCTTGACCCGGATCATTTCTATATTTCATTTGAAGATCATTCATAGTCTGCTGCTGTTCTACTTGGGCCCCGGAAGCGATATTAATTACTTGAGTTTTTCGCGCCATATCATTCATATGATTCTGAAGCGTTCTTTGTTCAGCTTGTTTTTGACGCAAGTCCGTTAGATACTGTTGATGTTGCGCGGCACCTATTTGGCCTAACTCATGCCCGATACCTTCTAACAAATTAGAGGCACCAAGATTAACTCCCGGTGTTCCTACTACAGAAGAGGCTAGTTGTCCTTGTTGATATGGTGTAATTTTAGCCATTATAATCATCCATCAAATCTAATTTTATAACTTCTAATAGCCCGATCCTTTTTAATAAAGAGGCTCGAAAATCTGCGGAAGCTCCAAATTGATGAGTTGTTACCGTTCCTTTAGAATCTACACGTCCCATAATAAATTCATCAATCTTACCTATTTTTAAATCTTCTATAGCTTCCAATAGATAATCAATTAATTCTTGTTTTATAACATTCGTATTTGAATCAATTTTTACTAATTTCATGCACTGTCTCCTAAAGAAAGTAACTTGCTACTGAAGTACCAGCTTTAAATAAACCTCCTAGAATAGCATTCCGTCCAGCGGATTTTGCTTGATTTGCTTGTGTACGTAATAACTGTGCTTGAAAAGCACCTCTTCTAGCTATAGCGTCAACTTCCTGTTGCCCTTTACGATGAGTATCTGCTATTACTTGGGCAGGGGTTCCGGCCAAAGTAACTCCACTAGAAGAATAGTCTTCTTGCTGATTCGCTGCATATTGTCGAACTTGATCGGCTTTGGAAGCTGCTTCTAATTCAGCTTGTTTAATCGCTTCATTTGATTGTGCTTTTAATGCCCCGGCTTCCGCGCTATATGCTTGATTAGCTTGTATACCCCCAAAGATATCCATAACTCCGCCAGCGGCGGTCATACCGAGTCCTGAGTATTTCTGCCCTTGAGCAAACGGAGATACTGAAGTCACAGATGGAGACGCTCCTGCTATAGTTCCACCTGGGATCATGCCAGGATTATATCCGCCGCCCATAAATGAAGTCATGATAGCTCCTTTACTATAGCCCATTGCTCATAGTCAACCATATCGGCGGTATATTTTTTAAGAATTCCTTCTTTCTTAAATCCAAGAAAAGACATCCAAGCCCTATGAAGATTATCCGCAATAGCCAGAGACTGAAGACGATGACAAGGGAAGTCATTAAAAATTGCAGTAGTATACTTCTTTGCAGCTCTTAAGAAAGCGATAGGGTGTTTGGCCGCATATATAGATGGAAAAATCCAAACATTTATAACTCCTGGAAAAAGATTATAAAATCCTAAAATACATATAATCTTTCCATCATATAGCATAGTGGAACATATACTTTGCTCTATAATATTTTTAGCAGCTATTCCTGATAACGGGTCACAAGCCATAGTATTGGCTTCATGATCTCGTAGTTCCAAGAGATCCATATGATCAGGCTTTGCAGGTACTAATCTCATGGTTCAGAGGTCTCCACATACGGGTCAAAAGATATTATGGTAGCGGGAAATGGTTTATCTTGTACTATAAAACAGTGTTTGTCAAGGGTTGAAGAATCTATGGGTAGTATAGCACGTTCTATACCAGTAAATAAAGGTATAGGTCTCCCCGTTATTTGTCCTGTTTGTCGAAACTCAATGGGTTTCATATTATAGAGATTTGCCCCAACAGAGATTCCTTGTGTGCTGAATAGTTTCAGCCGGAACTCTACTATACTTTTTAACTTTGTCATTCCCGGCCCTGTCTTTGTTCCCATATCAACTCCAGGAGTTTTAAGTATGCCGGTATAAGGGAGACCAATTGTAATTTTAGAAGACTGTTTAGTTAGGGTAACAGAACCATTAACTACAATGTCAGTTCCATATAAAGCCCCATCATTACAAATTGTAACAGTCTTACCTTCTAAATAATTTAAACCGCGAACTATAGAAGCAGTTATAAACCAACTTCCCGGAAGCATCGAATCCAAATTATCATATCCGTTATTGATGATTGTGCAATGCGCGACAGTAGGAGATATAACTGATGTTATAACCGCACGTCCTCCACCATCCCCAAGATTGTCGTAAGATTTCCAAAGTTGTCTGCCGATCATACTAGCTTTAAAGAAAGAAGTAGAAGCAGTAAAAGGCACATCCGTAGCTCCTGGAGTTGTTGCACCGGTCCCGGGGGTCATTGTTATGTTCTCCACAAACCCTTGTTCGGAACCATCATAGGTGGCAGAGGCATCCAAATATACTCCGTTCTTTTGTTGTTCATACATAACGTTCAGAAACTTAGCTGTATCCTCTGCTACATTACCAGTGAAGAATGCTGTATCAATCGGCCACTGGAGAGAAGGGGCAAAATGTTCTATATGCCGAACAATTCTTCCTTCGCTATCTGTACGTTTACTAACCATCCATAACATATCTTGATTATTTTCTTGTGGCAGACGCTGTACCCACGTAACTGCCGCTCCGCCAATTCGATGTCTATGCCAACCATATTTGTTTTCTTTCGCATTATAAGTTAACCCCACAAGTGTTCCGTCATTACGGCATCCCCACATTATATCCGGGATACCTGCTTGGTTTGCAATTGTCTTGATCCCCGAGTTTAATATATGATCAGATATTAAGTTTTTATCTAATGATTGATATCCATTTATTAAGTAATCATATTCTACCGATCGGATTATGCTTCCACTTCTCTGTACATATAACATCTGAGGACCTAAGGGAACTGGGGAGATAAATGCAGCTCCAAAAGAGTTGACGGATCTAGCATTGACATTTAAGGGAGTTACCGGTTGATCCAGGGCAGAACCATATAGATAACGCACAGACCCAAAAGTACCCACAACAAGAAAATTATCTGTATTAGAAATCCACCGAATAGAATCGGATTGGCCGTGTATTTCTGCCAAAGTAAATACATAAGAATTGACAGCAGTAGGACTAGCGGGACGGGTAAAATCATCATATCTTGTTCCTCCGTTAGTAGCAGGGCCTGCACTTCCCCAAACAGTATTAGGACTAGGGTTTGTTCCACCATATATAAGTCTGCCATCTGAAGTAAAGGCTACAGCACCGGGCCAATTATTTGAACTGAAAGGGTCGTTGATTCTTGAGAAAGTATTAAGAGTCCAATTTGTTTCGCTTACTATTATCAATTTTCTGGGGGCATAATTCCTATTAACAATATACATAGTATCCGCCGATTTGGCGTAGTTTAAGAAAGGGAGATCTGCTTCCAAATATGGGGAGTCAATTTCATATATCCTATAAGTTTGTCCACCGGATACATAGACACTATAGCTGGTAGTGTCAACAGGATTTCCAAACTCATCAAAAAGTTCAAAATCATTTGTTGTAGAATTCGTTACAATATATGAACGACCATCTATTTCTTCCATGCCAAGAGTATTATATATAAAGACTTCATCCCCGTCTGTATATCCATGGGCAGCGGCAGTTACTATACCAGGGTTTGAATTAGTTATATTTGAGATGTTAACTCCTGCCTCAGTAATTATCCCCGTAGTTTTATAGAAGCGAATCTTCTGATCTGTAAACTCTAAAAGATAAGCTTGAATATCATTAAAGACAAAGGGAATGAGCACTGCGGGGTTATTATGCCTAGTATGATGTACATACTGAGTTCCAGAACGAAATGTAACTGGTCCTTGTGGATATACGATCCAGTTTTGCAACCATTCCGCTACACTTTTAAAGATCGGTATATCCGATCTTCCACGCATTTTATACGAAATCTCTCCTTCTGAGAAATCTGTATATGAAGCATTTAACTTTGGCATTATGGCACATTTAACCAATATATCTCATTTGGGGCTATAATGAATTCTGTTTGAATATATCTAGCTTGGATAGCTCTCGATAGGTCAACACGTCTAGGTTTGCTTTCTTGCCAACGGGTCCCAACGCATTTAGCTGTCTCTTGAACAAGTAGTTTATTTATCTCTTGCTGTTGTTCAACAGATCGGTTGAATTTATAGGACAGGCGATTAGCAAGTTCTAAGGCCAGTAATTGGATGAATAAAGGCTCCATCAACTCAACTCGTTCTTCATCTCGAATGTATTGAATTATTAAAGAAGAGATAGAAGGAGCTGTGAAAAGACCGCTTACCAAAATAGTTCTATCTTCTATCCGGTAATCATTAATAGGAAATATTGAAGAGCCTATACGCATTAATCGCAGGCTATCCGCTGGAAGTAGAAATCCTTCTTTATAATCTTGAGTTTGCCCCCGTGTTTTTGCCAGTGTAGCTTCTGTCCAAGCAAATGAGAAGGCGTGCGCTCTTAATAGACATTGCCGCGTTAAATCATAATGATGGGACATTATGATCTCTTCGCGACTTTCTGGTAATGTTATAGAAGCGATAACAGAATCTTGCCCTAGATAGTCTAGAGCAAGATTACAGATATCGACGGGGGACTGTGGAGCGGGCATTGTTCACCGCCTCGATTAACTTACAGGCGTAATGAATCTAGCTTTCACATAAATTACTGCGGTAGCCGTTGCAGCAGTATTCAAAGTTAAAGCCAAGTCTAATGCATTAGGCTCTTTATCAAATACGCCGCCATCAATTTGCCAGAGGGGTTGAATCCGTTGTGCAACAGTTAGATTATTAGCGGCATGTAAAGGGTTTGGATAAGTATGAGCGACGGTCAAATCCAGAGCATCACCTAATGCATTGGCATCTACAACCGCTCCAAAGAAAGGGAGATAGAATCCAAGATCTACATCAGATGCCCCAGCAACCGCAGGGTTCAATATTTCAACATCATCCAGGTAATATTTCGCGGGAACTGAATTGAAGAGGCGGTATACTGAACCGGCGCTATCGCCAGCGGTAATAGTTAGAAGTTGGATCATTTCCATCATCTCTTCGCCACGGCCAGCGAATACGGAGATCGTACGTGAGGAAGGAATCCCGACGCCTAAAGCAGATGATTTAGCACTCTGCTCAATCGGATTTGCGTAGATATCGACAACTGCCATTTATGTGATCTCCTATTAACTTGCGGTCGTTAAGACTTTTAGTACATGACGGGCATCCAACCGAAGCAGACCATAACGCATTTTGGTTATGATTCTCCAGGTATCGTAGTGGGAGGGATCCCGTTCTACCAAAGTGCTGAGTTCTTGTTGAACACAGAACTGCATTGCTTTGTCGGTGACACAGAAACCAGTTCTAACACCGCTTGCTACCGGCAAGATAGGATCAGGAACATCGGTACCGGAACCGAAACGGATGAACTCGATACCGGCGGCAGTTTGGATTTCACCAGCATCAATCGTATTAACCCGAGTATAATCACCAGAGGTCAATTCGATTTCATTTAAGAACTGAGTGTTCATCGTACCATCAATTGACATATATTTGTTGAGGGGGCCGTTGTTAGCTACTTCACGATCAATGAAGGTTTGATTGATACTTAATAGATCTTCATAAGTAGCACCAGCCGTCATATCGATGATTTGTCCGCCATCCGCTGCAAATGAGAGTTGGCTCATTACTGATTCGGATCCACCAATCATAACAGGTGCGAACATAGCGTGAACTACATCGATGTCCAGTTTCCGGTTGAATGCTTCAACTTGACGTTGAGCCAATTCACCAGTAGGATCAAGTAGGGATTCCTGGATATCTTTCTCATCTACAAATTCAGTAGCTACCAAGGTTTGAGTAGCTATCCAACGACTATCGAATTTAGTTTCTCGAGTTGGTGCAATCGGGGTGAACCGTTCAGTCAACTCAACTGGCAAACCTTCCGAGAAGATACGGTTGATACGTTTGATCTTCCCTTTATTATCAGGGGAGAAAGGTGCTCTTTTCAAGAACTTTTCGCAACGAAAGTTAGTCTGAAAAAAGATATGCTCAAGCGTACGGTCAAAAACTGTAAGTGCTGTTTCATCAGCATAGTTGCCAGTAATAGTCATTCTAAAAATCCTCTTATTTACATGGCCTAAACCCAATACATTTATTATAACAGGGTAATAATTATTTACAATCAAATATTTTCTGTTACTAATTGTGTATAAACAGTAAATGCCCCAGGCCTATGATCAACTATATCAACTTTTTTTCGCCCACCATGTCCATCTGGTATAGTGCCAATTAGTCGCATACCATTATGTTCAGCATCAAAACCATTATACACATAAGGGCTATTGGTTGGATTATGACCGACTGCGCCATTATATCTCCAAGCGGCTGTCATGATATCTGCGTCTGTTCTAATCGGTTTTCCATTCATCTTTTCAAGAAGAAAACAGGCCGCGCATATTACAGCAATTGGAAAATCATTCGCGCCTTTTCTTGCGTATTTTTCTATATCTATAGTAGTTAGATTAGTATATTTATGAAGTAAAGAGGTTATTTGACTAAATGATAAAGGGGGATCGAATTGCATTGGACCCCCGGGAGTTTTTGGACTCGCTACAGAAAAACTCTCACGGGTCCAAATTCCTGCTAACAGTTGCCAAGGGACATTAGTTAATCCTGATGCCTTGTTAAAAACATGCTTAAATTGATAAATATAATATAATTGGTTTTTATCTAGTTTAATTGATGGGGCAAACATTAGTAACCTTTCCGAGGTTGAGTCAACCTAGCTAATTGTGAACTCAACTGTTGGACTTCGGCTACTATTTGGTTATGTCTTGCATCAAAAGCATTCCTATATTCTGGACTGTTCATCTTTTCACCAATGGCTGATTTAAGAGATACGATATCCCCACCGCCACCGGTATAAAGAGAATCTGCTTGAGGAAGTCTATCTTCCACACCATATTTCTGTTTTAGGTTATAGGCAAGAGCGGCTACAGTTGCAAGTGCTTCATTAGGCAGGTTATTAACATGAGTAACCAAATCCTTCGATACATTCTGGGCAATGAAATTGAATCCTTCACCAACAATTTTATCTCTGTCTTTGCCAAATTGCTTTGCACAAAAGTCATCAAACTGTTGATTATATTCCTGGCTGGCCTGTTGTTGAGAATTGTAATAATCTTCTGCTGCTTGAACTTGCAGATTATTAAAAGTATCGATCAGGCCTTTCATTTGATGGGGTTGAACACCTAACTGTCGAGCATTTTCCATAACCATTCCCATGATTTCTGGAGTATATACGGGGTCCAGTAAGTCCTTAATATGAGCTTTACTTTCATCAATAACAGGTTTCAAATCCCCGTAAACACTAACATCTTTGGGCGCAATTGCTGAACTCCATTTAGCCCAATCCTCTGCTGACGCATCAATAGCGGGCATTCCACCGGGTTGAGTCTGCAATGCTGAATGCATCCCAGCAAACTTTGTCCACAACTCTTGGGTAGGATCTTCAGTTCTCGCAATATCTTGAACAAAAGATTCAGTCCGATATTGTTCGGGAACTGATGATATAAAGGTATCACTTAAATTAACTGAGGGGGCGATCTGAGGGGCTGCTTCTTGTACAACAACTTCCTGAGTCATATCATCTAAAGACATTATCTATCTTCCTCTATTTTATTACGGTTACTTATATTCAAAAATTTTCTAACAGCCATCCATACTAATCGACGAGCTTCGTTAAATATCATAGATTCTGTATCTGCTTTACCGTTCACCATAGCCATTACACTACCTTTAAAGGAGAGGTAATCACAAAGCCAACGGAATACTCTATAACCATCTTCAGTCTGAACTAATCGATTAAAAGCCTCAGTCAACATCTTCTGTTCATAATTAGCTTTATCATTATTTTCAGATAAATGGTACTGCTTATTTTCTTGTAGAACTTTCTCGTATTCTGGGTCAAAATGACCTTTCATATGATTCGGTTCCGGCCGTTCATCCATATGGGGATGGCGCTCATTTAAATCCCAATATTGAGTTATGTAATCTTCTCTATCCATTTTGCTTTATCCTTTATTGAGGTTGTTGTTCAGCCGCTTTGCTCAGATGTCCAGCGGCTTGCGCACCTTGTAGCGCCATTTCCATTTGTTGTTGTTGTGCTTGTGCTTGTGCTTGTGCTTGTCTATTTTGTGCTACTTCTTGTGAGGATTTAATCATTTTAGAAGGGGCGCCGGCTAATTGAGCCATAGCTCTAAATGTATAATCCTCATCAATCCAGTCAAGCACATCGGGCTTAATCTGAGCTAATTCTTGTGCTACTTGAAGAGTTTGTGTTATACCGGCCAATTCTTGAGCATTCCTGATTTGCGAAGCGGGTGAGATAAATCGGACTCGATAAACATCTTGTCCTTTCATCATACGATTAACGATGCTATCTGGGATATACATCGGTTGTATACCCTGCATCATTAATTTAGCTTCTTCTAAAGAGCCTTTAACAACCCCTAGTAAACCTTTCTCTAGGCAGATATTGAAAGTTCGTTCAATAGCAGGTTCTAATACTTCTTTCTCTTGACGGCTATAGATTGTATTCAAGGATTGGCCACGGAGTTGATTCCGTATATTTGCCTCACCTAATGTCATACGAGTTTCGTTATTGAGATCCATGATGCGATCAAGAAAAAAATGGTCTTTTATGGTTTGTATTAAGTCTTGTAAACGAGTAAATGCCCACTGCGGATTACCTACATCAATAGTTTGTTCAATAGGTCTGCCACTATAACCCTGCATTTTTCCCGATACAGATACTACATTTATACCTTTAGCGGATAAATCAACTACTCCATTCCCCATTATACAGCCATCTATAACCGATACCGGGGGGAACATAAGTTTCTCAGAGGCGCATATCAAATCATATCGTAACTGATTCAGTTCTCGTATATCGGGCAAAGCCACAACTCCAGGGCCACGGCCATAAAGTTCATTAAGGGTATGCCAAAACCGTCCTACAAATACTGGCATTTCTTTATAGCCAGATTCTCTTAATAACCGGTTACGCGTGTAATCAATATGGATGCTGCTATAAGGAAAGTTAAGGTTCGTTGGACTGTTCGGATCATAATCCTCTCTCGGTTGGATGGCGATAATAATGTCATATTTTTTCCAGTTTGTCCAATCATCTAAATCCCCAATTTCTCCATCAGTGAAGGAAGCAGTACCGTATTCTTTTTGAATCTGTCGTAAGGTCATTCTTCGTTTGATATAAACTGTATCAACTTGATACTTACCATTCATATCAATGAAAATATCTCTAGCACTTACAGGACGAAAGACCACCGGAACATGAAGATCATCCTGTTCTTCTACTATAATAGCAGAAGTCCCGAAAGCTCCTTGTTCAATCATGTACTCTTCTAAAGTCGTTAGAAACCCACATTTTGGGTTATCCATTATATTTGCTAAAGTTTTTGTAACAAATTCAAAATATGCTTCTATCTCCTGAGTATCATTAATCTGATCAACCATCTCAGGAAGTATTTCAATTGTAAAGGTTTTTGCTCCTGAAGGCCAAAGAGCGCCTACATTAGATGAGGCCAAAATATGATTGGCAGAAATAGCAGTAGTGTCGAAGATATAGGAATCAAAATAGTCTTGCGGGAGAAGTTCATATTGAGTCATAAAATTACGACGACCTAGAATATACCGGGCAATCGTATCATAGATTTGTATCCAAGGTGATTTATTCCGCCTCATGGCCTCATAGCGACGGCGCACTCTCGCTAATGGGCTTTCAGATGGCCCGTTCTCGCTTTGCATATTCGGCTCATTGTATGAATCTTGTACGTCACCTAGGTTCATATTAACTTCCTAAGAAACTGCCACGGGCTATTTGTGCCTGATTAGACAGCATATTATTACTTCCATAATTCTGACTAACTCCTGCAATAGCACCATTAGCATTTGCGGGAGTAGGAGTTGGAGTTGGGGCCGCTACTGGCTTTGGTTTACCACCACCGTGATGGCCCCCGAAAAGTCCGGCCATATTAACCTCCTAGTAATTTACCTGAAGTAGTATTAGAATTGGAAAGAGTATTCTGGCTGGCTGCGTTAGCTAATGCAGGATTAGAGATTTGTCCGGGGGTCTTATCTTGATCACCAGTAGGAGGAGCGGCAACAGTAGGCATTTTAGCCATTTTGCCACCTTTATTCATCATACCGGTGATAGCGGCACCGGCTACAGAAGCGGCAACAGGGATAAGAAAAGGGGCCATAATTACCTCTCAAAATGTGAATTACGTCCTGAGTTATTAGGGGGTTGATCCGAATCTCGGTTAAAAGATTTCATAACAGGTGAGATAAACTCACTCTTCTTAATAGTCTTACCTCCATTATAACCTTGATATGTATTTTGTAAAGTGGGACTATTATTCCGAACAGGATAGGCAAACGTCAGACAGAAGGCGTCAAAGATATCAGGGGACTTACCAAAGGATTTCTTAATATTTGCCTTACTTTCTAATTGAAACTTCCCGTTAGAACTCTCTTTATACATTGGAATGGCCAGTATATCTAACATGATATCATCATCATCAGGTATAGATACATCCTCATCGAACCAGTCACGTAGAGCAAAAGCCGTCTCGGCCCGTTTATTGACATATAGTTCCGGATTCATTGGGGACTCAGAGTTATGTACTCCTTGTACAATCCTCCCAAAACCTAATTCCTTTAGACGATCAATAGCCCCATAAGCCGAAGCCACATCAATAAAGACTTTATCGGGACTGACTTTGTTAATCATTGAAGAGACGAGTCCGACCAGTCGCATTTCATCCATGTTGGAGAATTTCTCCACCTTAATGACTGCCCTACCTTTACGATGTACAAAAATAGTTCTGTCTCCCGATCTGGCGGCGTCAATGCCCACAATATAGGGAGCGAAGTTATCTGTAACTGTAGATTTACGAGCCGCATATACACGTCGACCATCAATGAATGAGTCCCCCGAAGTCTGAAATGCTTCTTGTATTGTAGCAGGAAATTCCTGCTTAAACATCCAGTCATCCTTGCCGGCTTTAGCCATTCTACGCCAGTAAAGCTGTTCGTTGGTTATGTTAGGATGATTAGCTAATAATTCTTTCTCTTTTTCATCATATATAAAAGGTAGTTTGTCTTTCGGTATAGGTAATGAATTAGCTTTATGTAAAAACCATGGTAAAAAAGCTAATTCATATAATCCTGTCTTCTCTAAAGCCATTATTGCGTATTTATGAAATATATTTCCGATTCCTTTAGCAGTAGATTCCAGAATCATCTCAGTTCCCGATTGCATAGCTATCGCCTGAAATATACCTGTTTCAATACCGTCTGTATGAGTATATGAAGCAACTTCAGATCCATGGAATAAGTGGGGGGTTGACCCCCTTCCGACTTCACCCTCCCCGGCTGTAGCGACAGTATACATGGAGTGGTTGTCAAATCCCATTTCTAAACTATTGTCTACTAAAAGTTTCCCCCTCAAAGGAGCTGGTAGATGTAGATAAAATATATTCACCATTCGGAAAAGTGCTTTAGTCGCTCCTGTTAAGTGAGAAAGTATATAAACTTGTTTATATGAATTGAAAAATGCTTTATGGAAAAACCTAGCCGCAACATAGGTCGATACCCCTTGTTTTCTTCCTTTAAGAACTACCATACGAACCATGCCAATTTTAGCGAGTTGTTCTTCTATCATCCCATGAAGAAGTAATTGATCCTCATTAAACTCAAGAGGAACTAACTGTCCCTCTTCATTTACAATACGTAAACAATTTTTTGCAAATAAGGGGAGATTATTCTTTAGAGCTTTTAATGCTTCTATTGTCTTATCTTCTGCTGTCATTAAACTTCTTTTCCATTTCTAATCCAAACTTATAAGCCCTTATCCAAGCATCGGCCATAACTGGAACAGGTTTGCTACCATCTAACCATTTCTTTACTATTAATGTAGGAATTCCAAGACGATTTCCTACTTCTTCGGGAGTAAGTTTACAAGCTTTCATTCTATGTCCAAAGATAGCTCCAGGATTTGAATCTTTATATGCGTACCATGCGTTACTTTCAGACATCATATTCCTCCATAGAGTTAGATTCTGTGGTAGGATCCATTTTTACTTCATTAGCTACAGTGTCAACTATATCGCTAATATCAATCGATTGAAGATATTCTTTCAATGACATAGTTACTGTAGTCTGTTCAACAGCTTGTTTAGGTTTACCTAGGATACGCTCGATAGTGAAACGAAGGGCTTCCAAATCGCCAGAGGCGGCTTTTTTAGCCTGCTTTATACATGCTACTTCGATATTAGTCAGCCCTTCGTATTCAGGTTCGAGGATTAGCTGTTCTAGTCTGGTATCAAAAGTTCCTTCATAAGGAAGGGCAAATGAGGCCAAAACTATATCATCTATTTTATTTTTAGGCAGAAGCCAATCGGTAAATGATCTGGGTATCCCGTTTTCATCCCAAGTAATCATCCGTTTAGGATTCATATATTTAGCTAAATTACTTTTCGGAGGAAGATCTTGGGGGTTCATTTTTATACCAGTTCTTCAGGAGTTTGTTCTTCAGTAGTTTCATCTTCAGTCTGATCAGAAGAGGTTGGACTAGTATAGAATGACTCCAGTTCTTCTTGGACTTTAGTGAATGCATTTCCTGTAGCGCCTCTACGACGCCTGTTAGTCTCATACACTTCATACGATTCAGGGGATTCTTTATAGTTAAGTACCGCTTCCCGTAGGTCTTTCAGAGTGGGGAAAAGAGAGATATCAATAGGCCAACCATTCGCCTTAATAAACTTTGTTAATTGAGATTTATTAAGAACATGGGGGGTTGAAGGCAACTGAACTTCCGGGGATGATCCTCTGAGGTCTGTGATCTCATGTCTGAGAAGAGCAATAAATGCAGGGCACTCCTTCCTTATACGGTTTTGAATTCGTTGTTCCTTAATAAGATAGGAAAGAACTCCATAATCTGATATATGAATAGTCTTCTGTTGATCTTGCCAAAAGAAAGTTTGTTTTTGTGCGTCAAATAGCTTGGTAGGAATCATTGCGGTTACCTGAACTGGGACAGGGATTTCATATTTATAATTCTTCCGTTTCTTCTCGCCATCCATATCTTTATATGCATATGCGCCTTCCACCGTAACTAGATAATGAGGAGGAGCTTTCTTATTTACACGAACCATTTATTTACTTCCTTATAATTCTTTAAAAATATTCTTTTTCTTCGATTGTAGCAGAATCTTGGTATTAAGTCAAATATGTAAATTTTTATTAAACATCAAATTCATTAGAATTTTTTAATAATTTAGTCAGATACTTATTTCTATTAAGAAGTCTATTATTTTTTGCTTGCATTTTTATGATAGTCATTTCTGCATCTTTAATTTCACATTCATAACTAGCTACTACAACTTTTAAAGCAGATATCTGTTGCTCGGCTTGTTGAGTTTGTGTTCGGGCCAATTCATAACTATGTCGTAACGATATCATTTCTCGTTCTAATTTTTGTAGTTCTAATTGATGTTTTGTCTTTTTGCGATCCGCCATAATTTCTGTTGTTGATGTATTATAATTTGGTCTATTTGTATTCACTAAAATCTTACTTATTTTAATTGTTCTTAATTTAATGTATTCTGAAATGGGATATTGTTCTTGAGTCATGGCGTTATCCTTATCATTTTATTAACGTGATTTTAGTGTACAAATATAGCCTATCATATTTTACTCTTGAATTAGTATAATTCGTAATAATCCTTAATTTTAAAATTTATTTAAGAAATATTAAAATTAAAAGAATTTGTTAAGTTTTTGAAGGAATTTTTTTTTACTCTAAAATTATCCCTCTTTTTACATTGTAAAGCATAAAATAATTGTTAAGTAAAGTTTTATTAAGCATTTAGAAATTTGGAGTTGTATTTCGTGAGCGGCTCTTCCTACCCAAAGCCGCTCATAGCCAGGGATCCCATACCCCCTCCCACCCCAATAAAAAGAAGCGCCCTAAACATTTCTTCATAATACCCCGTTCTCCCATACACTGGTCTAATGACGCCTTCTCGAGGTTTCTAGCAGCCATGATAGCCTGCCTATAATGCGTTCCAGGTCCTAGTATATGGAAACCATTGTGCGTCTAGTGGTGTGGCGAGGAGCGGGCTTTGAGTGATTTAGGCCAAATAACAGTGATTGTTAAGCGTTTTAGATGTTTATATAACTTCACAAGAACAACTAGTTTCAAGCTATGACTGGGTTAGGGTCAATAGGGACAACAAGGACAACTCCTATTTGATCAAGAACTAGCTGTCCAGCCAGTCATAGCAAGGAAAGTGACAATAGTGACAACAGGGACGTGATTTCCCTATTGGATATATACGTTTTTATATACTCTTTTATTACTATTATAAAAATAGATATCCCTAATACAGTCACAGAGCTACTGGACAACCTAGGGACATCCCCTGGACAACACTACCCCACAAACCCCTTTCCCGCTCTCTCACTAAACAGGACAGCAAAATAGCCCCCTATAAACATAAACATTTTGTAACATCTATTCCTACCTTTACCAATACATGCTAAACTAATATTATAATCATTAAAACAAACAAAAGCATGGAGAAATGATTAATGTCAAATGTATTTACAGCGGAATATGCAAAAACAATGAGTTCTGTGGCTATTCGATTCTTTCTCCCTGTTCATTCAATATCTTCGGAAGAAAGAACCATCCTGAGTACAGAGTTGGCATCAAGAGAAAACAAAGAAACAAAGAAATAAACCATCGGCCTCTACAATCAACGACAACAAACGAAAACTAACCTTTAGCTACATAGACATCAAAATAATAAAAACTCTCGCTCTCGAACCCGCAATCAACCGTAAAATGAAAGGATAAGATAATGGCTATAGAAATCAAACATAGAATAACCGGTGAAGTGATTTATATTTACGAAGGAGCTGATCTTCGAGGAGCTGATCTTCAAGGGGCTAATCTTCGAGGAGCTGATCTTCAAGGGGCTAATCTTCGAGGAGCTGATCTTACAAAAGCTAATCTTCAAGAAGCTAATCTTCGAGGAGCTGATCTTACAGCGGCTAATCTTCAAGAAGCTAATCTTCGAGGAGCTGATCTTACAGCGGCTGATCTTCGAGGAGCTGATCTTACAAAAGCTAATCTTCGAGGAGCTGATCTTCGAGAAGCTAAGCTCGAAGGAGCTGATCTTACAGCGGCTGATCTTCGAGGAGCTGATCTTCGAGGAGCTGATCTTACAAAAGCTAATCTTCGAGGAGCTGATCTTACAGCGGCTGATCTTCGAGGAGCTGATCTTACAAAAGCTAATCTTCGAGGAGCTGATCTTACAGCGGCTGATCTTCGAGGAGCTGATCTTACAGCGGCTGATCTTCGAGGGGCTAATCTTCAAGGAGTTAATCTTACAGCGGCTGATCTTCGAGGAGCTGATCTTACAGCGGCTGATCTTCGAGGAGCTGATCTTACAAAAGCTAATCTTCAAGAAGCTAATCTTCAAGGAGCTAATCTTCGAGAAGCTAATCTTCAAGAAGCTAATCTTCAAGGAGCTAATCTTCGAGGAGCTGATCTTACAGTAGTTAATTTTCAATGGGCTAATCTTCGAGGAGCTAATCTTCAATATGCCGATCTTCAATATGCCGATCTTCAATATGCTAAGCTCGAAGGAGCTAATCTTCAAGAAGCTGATCTTCAAGGAGCTAATTTTAGAAGAGCTAGGTTAAGAAATACAGGTTTATGTATCTATACGTCTTATCCCTATGTTGCCTATATACAAAAAAACTCAACACAAATAGGGTGTAAACAATGTAGTAACCAACAATGGAAAGATTTTACCGATGAAGAAATAGATAAAATGGATGATAACGCTTTAGAATATTGGGATCAGAATAAAGCCGCTATATTTGCTATAATGGATAGTTTGGCTTTAAAAAAGGAACATGAGCCTAAAGATTATAAAGGTCCTGCAGTAACGTAAGTATGAAAGGATAAGATAATGGCTATAGAAATCAAACATAGAATAACCGGTGAAGTGATTTATATTTACGAAGGAGATACCCTTCGAGGGGCTAATCTTCAAGGAGTTAATCTTCAAGGGGCTAATCTTCAATATGCTGATCTTCGAAGAGCTAATCTTCAAGGAGCTAATATTCAATATGCTGATCTTCGAAAAGCTAATATTCAAGGAGCTAATATTCAAGGAGCTAATCTTCGATGGATTAATATTAAAGGAGCTAATATTCAAGGAGCTAATATTGAAGGAGCTAATATTGAAGGAGCTAATTTTCAATGGGCCCATCTTCAATGGATTAATATTGAAGGAGCTGATCTTGAAGGAGCTGATCTTCGAAAAGCTAATCTTGAAGGGGCTAATCTTCAAGCGGTTAATCTTCGAGGGGCTAATTTTGGAGAGTTTAATCTTAAAAATACAGGTTTATGTATCTATACGTCTTATCCCTATGTTGCTTACATACAAAAAAACTCAATGCAAATAGGCTGTGAAAAATACAATAACCAAAAATGGAAAGATTTTACTGATGAAGAAATAGATAAAATGGATGATAAAGCTTTAGAATATTGGGATCAGAATAAAGCCACCATATTTGCTATAATGGATAATTTGTCTTTAAGAGAGGAACATGAACCTAAAAAGTATAAAGGTCCTACAGTAATGTAAGTATGAAAGGATATGATAATGAATCCTGTATTTACTCAGCTTACAAATTATGCAGGACAGTATGGCGTTGTCCAATATGATGATGAAACCTTTGGATGCTGCAACATAGACCATTTCACTTCTCCAACTCAAGAAGGGAGTAACCCTGCTTGGGCGGTTAAGGCCAACAATATGCTTGGTACAACTTACAACACATCTCAAGAAGCCCAAGACCAGTTACATCAGACGCTGGGAGGATTATATAACCTTGGCCAAGACACTTCCAACCCGCTTTTTAACCCCTTTCAAGACCAATTTACAGCGTCTGACTTTCCAGACGGCCAAACAATACAAGGACATTTTTAATATGACAATGTTTAACTATATCCTTTTACAAGCTATAATATTTTGTATCTGTCTTACAGCGTTTATTATAATATGGTACAAGTACTCAAGTTATTAAGAAAAATTACAAAGCTATTGAAATCCTGCCTCAAACAAAGTATTCTAAAATAATCGTGTACGAATAACTATAGTAAAACTAACTCTCCATTTCCTGATTTTGCTCCTCTCATTTAAGAAATCAAGTGAGAGGAGTTTTTTTAACCAGTAGGACCTTTATGACAGTATCTGCTTCTTACTTTTTAGAGAATAATCTTTCAGTCTTTGAATGTTCAGCCAATAGACGACCTAAAGCATCAGGCTGGCGCGATCTGGAATACTGGATGATAGATGGAGATGACGCTAACCGTTGGTCGTGTTATGCTGTGGCGCTGGAAGCTGAATGGTTGGTAATAGATGTTGACCTTCGGAAACCTGAAGCCCATGACAGTTTTACCAAATTATCAGCTTTTGTGGATTTTTCAGATTGTTTTACTTGTAAGACAGCTAGAGGAGGATATCATTATTGGTTTAGGAATCCTACCCAACAGCCAATAAGGAAGAACCTTCCACAATATCCGGGTATAGACTTCTTGTCAGAAAAATCATATGTTATCGGCCCAAACTCTATAGCTGAAACTGGAGAATATCATTACCAACAAGGAGAGTTATCAACTTCTCCAGAAGCTCCGATTAAACTATTGGAAGAGTTACAAAATGATATTAAAGTAGAGAAGCTCGATGCATCACCTATTAAAATAAACGAGTCCCTGGAGCGTAGCCGGTTTAAACAATGGATAATGGCTCAAGCGCCCGCCGTTCAAGGCGAGAACGGAAATGATTATACCTATAATACTGCAGCGTACGGGTTTGACTTTGGACTTTCTAAAGAAGATATACTAGAAGTCATGCTTGAATGGGATCAAAAGAACTCTCCTTCTTGGGGTGAGCAAGAGCTTTCTACAATTATTGGGAATGCGGCCAAATATGCTCAAAATGCAAAAGGGAAAGCCGCTATCAATTTTGAAGTATTTACTTCCAACAAACCTTTAGCTGAATCAGTATATAAACCGGGAGTTTATGATGATGCTTTTTATGCCAAACTCCATCCAGGAACGGCTTTAACGTATCGAGGAGATCACATTCTTCCCACAGCGTCTAATCTTCGGATAGTTCTATTAGCTGATAGATACAAAGGGTTATTCCTTTGGGATACTTTCAGAAAGAAGATAGCGCTTTCCAATCGCCCCCTTTGGAGAGGTAACAAAGCCGACGGCTCTTTAACTATGAGTGATATGGACTGGCGCGAATTACGGGTAGACTTATCTATTACGGCTAAAATGGATTGCCCCACGCTTTTATTAGAAGACGCCGTATATTCTTTGGCCATAGCTAGAAGCTTTAATCCGATATGTGATTGGTTAAACGGTTTACAATGGGATGGAAAGCCAAGGATAGGAATGCTATTCGGCTATGGATATTATCGATTAACTGTGGCTCAAATATTTTTGCTGGCTTCTATATATCGTATATTCTATCCAGGATACAAGTTTGACCATATGCTAGTTATAGCCGGCGCACAAGGTCTAGGTAAATCTTATCTAATTGAAGCTATCGGCGGTGAATTCGCCAAAGTAGCCAAGAAAATACCTACTGATAGTAGAAGTGTACAAGAGATTGAAGGCGCGTGGTGGTTAGAGTTTCCAGAATTAACTTCTGTGAATAAAGTTGATATAAATCAGATAAAAGCTTTCATAACTTGTACAAAAGATACTTATATTCCGATGTATGGCAAACATGGGCCTCAAGATTTTCCAAGAGTTTGTATTCCTGTATGGACTATTAATCCAACTGTAGCAGGTTTTATAACCGATGATGAGAACCGAAGATTCTTAATAATTGATCAAACTGAAAAAATACCAGTTGATTATATAAAAGCTAATAGAGATCAAATATTTGCGGAAGCTATGGAGCTATATAGAAATGGCGTACGGCCGCATAAATTAGTAGAAACAATAAAAGACCATGCCGAAGAAAAAGCTCAAATAAATAAAGATTCAGATGTTTGGGAAGATTTAATATCTGATTGGCTTATTAAAGGAAATAAAGAAAATGCTACAGTTACAACTAGGGAAGTTTACTTTGACGCATTATCTATTTATAGTGTTGAAAGCTGGGATAAAAGATCTCAACAAAGAATAGCTAAATGTTTGAGACAATTAGGATGGGTTAAAAAGAAAAGTAGTGGCGCCACCTTTTTTGTAAAAAATGATGAAGAAGATATTGATATTGAAGAAGATGTATGAAATAATTAAAATATACAAATAAAGGATAAATAATAATGGAATCCGAACCAAAGAAAAGAAAAGAGAAATCTACAGTAGCTCTTATAGCTGGAAGAGAGTATGTTTCTTTCCATAAGCTATATACATTATTTGCTCAACATACTTCACTCAAGAATTTTAAGAGCATGTTAGAGGGTAATAATATAACACCAGCATTTGCAGGATCAAGAACAAAATGGTACGATTTACAAAAAACGGCCGATTTCTTTAATTCCCTACATAACACATAATCTACTTAACTCTTACTGACTTTCATTCCGTCTCTATTTATAGATTGCGCAAGATTTATAGAGGCGGAATCTTTTTTATCTAAAGCAGGAGCTATATGAACAATCCTTATACACTACTACCTTTTCAAAGAGAAGGAGTAAATTATATTAAAGACAGAAAATATAGCCTTCTTGCAGATGATATGGGTCTTGGTAAGACAATCCAAGCTTTATCGGCGGCATTAGAATTAGGTGCTAGAAAGATTTTGATTATTTGCCCTTCATCCATTATTCCTCAGTGGGTTGAGAAGGCCAAGGAATTTTTCCCTGATTACTTTATTGAAGCTTTCCTAAATAAACCTGTCCAATCCAGGCACTTTAGTAAGTTTATTTTGGTAAGTGGCTATAGCAGAGCCGGAACTGATCAGGGCAAGTTAAAGCTCCTTCAATTACATTACGATTTTGTAATAGTAGATGAGATGCACTTTTTAAAAAATCCCAAAGCCAAACGTACTAAAAATATACTGGGTGGTAGAACGATATGTACTGTTACCGGGAAAGAATCACCTGGAAGCTTTCTGGCCAACGCTAAACAAGTGTGCTTGATGTCCGGCACTCCAATATTGAATAGGCCGTCAGAAGCTTACATTATTCTTAAAGCTTTTGCCCCAAAGTCTCTTGGTAAATATTTACCTTGGCCCATATTCGTACGTCGATTCTGTGGCTTTCAAGCAAAAGGTGCTACTCATACGGATGAACTAGCGGCTATTCTCTCAGCTTTTATCTTACGCCGTACCAAGGAGCAAGTATTAACTGAATTACCCCCTATTGTTGAGACAGTTATCAACATCCCTGGTATTATCGATGATGAATCCGAGTTTATGCCTACTCGAAGGAAACTAGTTTCTTTGGCGAAAGTAGACTTTACAATTGAATATATAACAGATTTATTACAAACTATTGATAAAGTCCTATTAATCGTTTATCATAGAGAAACAATACAAAAACTAAAAGAAGCTTTCAAAGATTCAGTTATATTACAAGGTGGAATGACAAGTGATCAAAAACACCAAAACCTAATAGAATTCCAAACAAATGAAAATTGTAAGCTTTTAATCGGTCAAATCAGCGTTACTGGATATGGAATAGATGGATTACAAAATGTTTGTAACTACATTGTTTTCGGTGAAATCGATTGGAGCCCTGGAATACTCGAACAAGCGAAGGATAGACTTCGACGTATTGGCCAAACTAAAACAGTTTTTGTCCATTATCTCATTGCATCAAATACTATTGAAGAGGAAATTGACCTCAAGCTCGAATGGAAACGAAATATTATCTCCAAACTCATTAGACCTGTACATGTAGAAAGGAAACAAACGATGAATCAAGCCGTTGAAACTCTGGCATTATTTTTTGCCGAAAAAGTAGCTGAAGCAGTAGCACAAAAACTAGCTGCGAAGCCAAAAGGAAAAGAACCTAAAACTGTAGCAGTACCGGCAGAAACAGTTTCTGTACAGCCTGGAGCCGTAACTGTAACTGCTTCGGAGCCCCAGACTATTGGCCCAATAAATACGGGAATTGATCGGTCTGAACTTACAGTAAAAGCACAAACTCTTTTAAAAACTTTGAAAGAGGCTGGTGTTTCCAAAGAAGAAGCAGATAGCTATTATAAAAATGTATTACTAGAAGGATTTAAAGTAAAAAAGATTTCTGAAATGATAGACGATAATCTTTCAACTTTGAATCATCGTTTGAATGATCATGATATGCCATCCGCTCTGGCTTTTTTACTTCCCTCAAATAATATTGAAGATTCAGACGAGGTATAACATGCAGCATTCGTCGATTGGGCCATCTAGTGCCAAAAGAATAATTGCTTGTCCCGGTTCCGTGGCGTTAGTTGCTAAAGCCCCAAAGCAGGAATCATCTGTATATGCCGAAGAGGGTACCCGCGCTCATGAAGTAGTAGAAGCTTATATATTAGGGCAGCCTATACCTTCATGGGCAACGGACGAGATGATAGATGGCGCTAAAATGTATGCCGGTGTAATTGAGGATTGTCTATTTGAAATTGATAATCTGGAAATTCCATTAAAGCTCGAAGCTAGAGTAACTGCTACTTCTTTAGGTGAAAACGCTTATGGGACATGCGATGCATATTTTATAGCTGATAAAACTGCTTACGTCTTTGATTATAAATTCGGCAGAGGGGTAAAAATAGAGCCGGAACATAATGAGCAACTCATGTATTATGCTACAGCTATAAGAGATACTCATCATATAGATATAACAACCCTTCAATTATATATCGTTCAGCCAAGGAATGGGGGGATATCTGTATGGAAAACTGATTCTAAAGCACTAGACACTTTTGAAAAAGATTTTAAAGCCGCTTTAAAATCAAATCAATTAAATATCTCTAGTTCATGTAAATGGTGCCCTGCTTTAGCTTTTTGTCCAAAACAATTAGAACAAATTCAAGAACAATTTAATATAAAAGCTGATGTGCCTCTAAAAGAATGCCCACCAATCGAAGATATATCCGCCGAACAATTTAAAATCTATTTAGATAATGTGGATTTATTAGAATCATGGGTTAAGGCTATAAGAAGTCAAGCATTCTCAGCAGTATCTAGAGGTTTAATTATAGATGGCTATGAATTAACTGAATCATTAGGAAACAGGAAATGGAAAGATGAAGAATTTACAAAGCGGAATCTAGCAAGATTATATGGCCCGGATTTAATATACGATTTGAAATTAAAAAGTCCGGCGCAAATGGAGAAACTAATTCCAAAAGAAGAAGTTGATGCTATAACTATACGGGAAATGACCGGAAAAAAACTTACTCGAACTATAAAACAAACCCCCGATTTATTTGAAGCTTTTAATGTAATAGGAGATTAATATAATGGCCGAACAGACAAAACAAAATAATAATATAATTATTGATTTACGAGATCAATTCCTTCTTCCTCTTGGAAAAATTGCTTTTCATGATTTATTTACCCCAAAAGCTTTTCAAGAAGGCCAAAAGCCAAAATATGGAATTACTCTTTTATTTCCGCCGGAAGAAACTTTTGATAATTATAAAGCGGCTGTAGAGCGTTTGAAGAAACACCCAGAATTCTCCAAAGTAGCAGTAATTCCTAACAGCCCGGAAGAAGCTCAACGTCTTCAAATGGGCATCGATAAAGAAGATATTATTTATGCGGATACTTTTCTGAAAGGATTGGCAAAAGCAATTAAAAAAGAATCTAATGTTGATACACTAGAAAAATATCCATTTATGAAAGGCCAATTCAAAGCAACGGCGAATGCCTATTTCCCCCCGACTATTCTGGACGCTACTAAAAATAAAATTAATGTCGAACAAAAGGAATTGGTATATCCAGGATGTTACGGCCAAGCATTGGTATCTGTAGGGATTCATAATAAAGATAAAATCTTTTTGCGGCTCCATGCTTTCCAGAAACAAAAGAATGGTGAACCTTTAGGCCGTGCTGGAGCTGATATGAACCTATTCAAAACTTTTGCTGATGATGCTGCTAATGAATCTTTAGCTGAAGAAGATGAGGTTTAAAAATGTCAGATAATTTAACAGTGGGCCAGCTTCTGGAAATATTAAAAGGTAAAGCCCTGGAACAAGAAGTAGTTCTAGTTAAAATTGACTATTCTCTCAACACTTGCTATTTTTATAGGAATGCTTCTGAAATTTCTTTTCCTGTACAGGCATCTGATTTTAAAGAGTATGAACCAGATTATGAAAATAAGATATTTATAGAATTTAATTGAGGTTTAAAAATGCCGGGTAATTTAACAACAAGAGAATTATTAGAAATACTAAAAAATAAAGACCCTGAATCAAAAATACTTTTGATTGAAACAGAACCTACTCTTTTGATACATATGGAATTACCTTATTCTAATTCGGAACAGAAAGTAGAAATATAGATGAAAAAAGTGTATATCGATTTTGAAACTGTTTCGGAATGTGATCTACTTAAATCTAATGCTTCAGTCTATTCTAATCATGTTTCTACCGATATACTTTGTGGGGTGCTCATTTCAGAAGACGGTACTGTTATGGAGGTATTGGACTTTCATGCAGACCCTCCCTGGATTGAAGATTTCATTAAAGATAAATTATTAGTAGCTCATAATTCTATATTTGAACAGTTAATATGGCAAAATGTATTAGTCAAAAATTATGGATATTCAGAACGACCGATTAAAACGTGGAGATGTACTAGAGCCAAAGGGCAAGCACACGCATTACCTGGATCATTAGAGAAAATGGCGGATGCCTTGAATCTTCTTCAACAGAAAGATATGGGCGGAAAAAAGTTAATGCTCAAAATATGCAAGCCCGATGGCCCAAGAGATGAAGTATCTTTACGGCAGTTATTAAATTATTGTAAACAAGATGTTTTGACTACAATGGCTATAGATAAAGCCCTCCCGGATTTAATCCCACAAGAACAACTATTATGGGAGTTGGATCAAGAAATTAACTTACGCGGGGTCAATGTAGATAAACAATTGATAACTGAAGTCATAGGATTACTTACTGATGAGCACAACAGACTATCAAAACGATTTGAACTACTTGTTCAAGGAAAAGTTGGAAGTCCAAAATCTAGTGTGGCACTTAGAAAATTCTTACAAGCTAAGAACCTGGATATATCTTCGGTTAATGCTAAAGAAATTAAAAAATTATTGGGCTCCGATAATTTATCAGAAGATATTAGAGAGATTCTCGAAATCCGCAAAATATTATCAAAAAGCTCTACGGCCAAGTATAAAAAGATTTTTGATTCCATAGACTCCGATAACCGATTAAGAGAGAATCTTGTATTTTGCGGTGCCGGTACAGGGCGCTGGACGGGCCAAGGGGCTCAATTACAGAATTTACCAAGACCTATGAAAGGATTTGATACGGAGTATGCTTTATCAACCATTGATACTGGTGATGTTATATGGCCTTCTATTTACGGCTCTATTAATGATACTGCTTCCAGCCTTATTCGATCTGTAATTATTCCTTCTGTGGGAAAATGTTTTATCGGAGGGGACTATGCAGGGATTGAAGCTAGGATCACTCCCTGGATTGCAGGCCAAAAACATACTTTAGATGTATTTCGTAAAAATGAAGATATTTACTTAAAGGAGGCTAGCAATATATATGGACGAGTTATTACAGAAAATGACAAAGAAGAGCGACAAGTCGGTAAGTGCGCTGTCCTTGGCCTTGGTTACCAAGGTGGTATTGCCGCTTTCTATAAGATGTGTACAATTTATGGTGTCTCGCTTGCTCCGATTGCACAGCAGATTATTAATTCTGCTACACCGGATGAATTAGATAAAGCAGAGTTTGTCTATGCAGGTTATGCCAAAGAAGCGTTGAAATCAGAAGTTGAATGTTTTAATAAAGAAGAAGGCTTATGCGCCGATATCATTAAACAACGTTGGCGAGTCAATAACGACCAAATTGTCCAATTCTGGACAGATATAAATATACTGGTTATTAAAGCTGTTAATGAGCCTGCTATAGGCCATACAAATGCTAATTATCCTAATTTAGAATTCAAAGTAGAAGATGACTTCCTATATTGTATTTTACCTTCGGATAGGAAGATGGCATATTATAAACCACAAATTGAAAATAGGACGAATAAATTCGGCTCAACAAAAGAAACTTTTACTTACGTCGGCATTGATTCAACCACAAAACAATTATACAGAGAGCATACTTACGGAGGCAAGCTAACTGAGAATATTGTGCAAGCTATCGCCAGAGATGTTATGGTTGAAGGAATGTTTAATATAAAGAATTATGGACTAGATATTGTATTAACTGTACATGATGAGATATTATCAGAAGGTATGAATGATATTAATTTAGAAGAAGTTAAAGAATGTTTCATTCGGCAAATTAAATGGGCTCCTGATTTACCTTTAGACGCGGAAGTATGGAAAGGATATCGTTACAGAAAATGAATACTATTATTGGTATTGATCCCGGTGCTTCAGGGGCTATTGTGGCTATATATGCTGATCATAGTTTAGCATGGGCTAAATTTAAGAATACTAATAATTTTACTACTTCATGTTTTGAAATCCGACAGTTTATAAAAGATAATACTAAATATCAAACTGAAACATATTTAGAAAAAGTCCACTCAATGCCGGGACAAGGAGTTACTTCAGTATTTTCCTTTGGCCGTTCAGTTGGCATAATTGAGGGAATGCTTAAACAAGAAAATGTCAGTTATAATTTAATCCTGCCGCAAGTCTGGCAACAAGAATTAGGTTTGGCCAATATAACAGGAAAAGAAACATTTAAAAATGCAGCGGCAAAAAAAGCCGCCAGGAAACAAGCTTATTTAGAGACCGCTAAAAAACTGTTTCCAAACTACAAAAATCAAATTACTTTAGATTTAGCGGACGCAATTCTAATAGCTGAGTACGGGTACAGACAATCATTAAAAGAATATGAGGTTTAAAATGGAATATAGAGATCAGATTAATAAGGCTTCTAAGAATACCTCAAAGGCTATGATAAATAAAGGATTTTATGAAGACGATGAATTCATAGAAAATCTTATCGCTTATATTGAAAAGGACGCTTGTGAAATTTTTCTTCCTATTGATGCTGCGGCCAAATTAAAAAGTATTTGGGAAAGAAATCGGAAGCTAGCCCGCATTGCATTGATTCATTCGGAACTGTCTGAAATGGTCGAAGGGGTTAGGAAAGATTCTATGGATGATAAACTTCCTCACCGTAAGATGGAAGAAGTAGAATTGGCTGATACTTTGATTAGGATTGAAGATTACGCAGGTGCTTACGATCTTGATTTAGGTGGCGCTAGAGACGAGAAAGAAGCTTACAATTTTACTCGCCCTTATAAACACGGGAAATGCGTATAATGGTTTTAAAGCCTCATTTTATTATAGGCCCCCCAACAGATCCCTATCTTTATCGTTGGTATATTATACCTCGAAATCCTTGGCTTAATATTTATTTACATCAATTCTGGAAAAGTGATGATGATCGGGCCCTGCATGATCATCCCTGGTGGAACCTCAGTTTTATACTGAAGGGTGGATACTGGGAACATCTTCCTACTTATAAAATATGGAGAAAACCTTTTAAGTTCTATTTTAGGAAAGCGGTTATTGCTCATAGAATAGAGATAGAAGACCATTCTAAAGGTTCAATCTGGAGTTTATTTATAACCGGCTCTTGGAAACGCCCTTGGGGATTCCATTGCCCAAAAGGATGGGTATACTGGAAAGACTTTGTATCTACCTACGAAGGTGGAAACCTAATAGGAAAAGGATGTAATCAATGACTCTAGCTAAAGAAGCAAATGACCGTCGTCTTATTAATGGTAAGAATGATGTTGTGAAATTATCCCCAATTAAATACCAATGGGCAATGGATGCTTATCATGCTGCTAATGCCAACCACTGGCTACCACAAGAAATTTCAATGCAGAAAGATATAGAACAATGGAATGCTCCAGGAGTTTTAACAGATAATGAAAAACATGTTATCAAAACGGCACTTGGATTCTTTACTACTGCGGATAGTTTGGTCGCCAATAATCTTGTACTTCTCGTTTATAGTAAGATTACGGCTCCTGAGTGCCGTCTCTACCTACTCCGCCAAGCTTACGAAGAAGCGATCCATACTCATTCGTATCAACATATTGTCCAGTCCCTCGGATTAGATGAAGAGGAGATATTTGATAAGTACCGAACTGTTGCAGCCATATATAAAAAGGATAATTTCGTATCTCAGTTGGCAGTTGGGCTATTGAATAAACTTCCAAATGATCATGAAATCCTGGAAGCTTTGATCGATTTCTATATCATAATGGAAGGAATCTTTTTCTACGCATCTTTTGCAGCTATTATGAGCTTTAAACGCCGCAACTTGCTTCCTGGAACCGTGGAACAATTCCAATATATTATGCGAGATGAATCTATGCACATGAATTTCGGCATTGATTTAATAAATGGTATTAAAAATGAGAATCAACGTTTATGGACAGAGGAATTTAAAAATGACATCACTGCAAAAATTAAGAGAGCTTCGGAACTTGAGTCCCTTTATGCAGACACACTTGTTGGCAGTGGTATGCTCGGAATGTCTGCTAAATCTTTTCGAGAATACACCGAATATATTGCAGATAGAAGGCTTGTCTCCATTGGCCTTCCAGCAATCTTTAATACTAGGACACCATTTCCCTGGATGTCAGAAATAATTGATCTTACTAAACAAAAGAACTTTTTTGAAAGCCGCGTAACTGAATATCAAATTGGGGGCGCTTTGGAATGGTAAACATATTTACGAAAACAAGAATTTAAACCAAACTGGTATCCAAAGGAGCAAGAATGAGATTAGCTAGCCAAAAATATATACGAGAAGAATTTTATGAAAGGGATCATTATATTGGCCCTGGAGGCGGAAAAGGCAAAACTCGATTTATATGGGATGAAGGGTATAAACTAGATTCCCGCCATCTAAAATATGTGGACACGCTTATTACTATATTAGAAGATCATGAAATAGACCTCCTTGTTGAATTGGATAAATATTTGAAATGAACATAACATATAATCTTTGCAAAAAAAATATTAATTTATGTGTCCCAGCCCTATTAATGTCCAGTTTTTTATACTATCATACTAATATAGACCCACCAATGAAAGATACTGAATTTGATTCAATTTGTCGCCTAGCGCTAGAAAATTGGCAAGATATTAAACATTCTCTTAAATATAAGATAGTTAAAGAGGACCTATATTGTGGCTCGCTATACCATTTGGGGCTATATGATTATCCAGAAGGCTTAAAAAAATGCGCTTTACAATGGGCTAAATCAGGAAATTTAGAATATTAAAATAATATCTGATATTGATTATTTAGCAAATAAAAAGGGATAGTTATGCAAGTTATAACAAAACATGGCCTAGAGCCAATTGACGAGAGCCAGATTAATGAGGCTATACAAGAAGCTTGTAAGGATTTAAGCTATGTGGAATGGACGGAAATTGCTACAAGGTGTAAAGTATCTTGGTATGATGGAATTAGCACCGATGAGCTTTCAGAAGCTACTATCATGGCTGCTTGTGAACTTATTGAAGTTCATCCTAATTATGACTATGTTGCGGCTCGCCTTCTTTTAAGACGGATATATAAAGAAGTGAAAGGGACGTTTAATGGGTATTGCCATTCTCTAGGTTCGGGGCGTTTAGATCCTAGAATGAATGATTGGACTGTTGGCGATGAGCAAGGGATGTTCGATACTAGCACTTTGCAAAATGCACTTAAACCTGAACGTGACAAATTGTTTAGATATCAAGGAGTGAAAATTCTTTATGACCGTTACCTTTTACGAAACGATTCAGGACGGCTTCTTGAGACACCGCAGTATTTATTTATGCGGGTTGCTATGGGTATTGCGTTGGGAGAAAAAACAAACCACGCAGAATGGGCTATTACCTTTTACGATTGTATATCTTCGTTTGATTATATGCCAAGCACCCCAACGCTCTTTAATGCGGGTACTATTCGACCACAGATGGCCAGTTGCTATGTTACCCATGTAGATGATTCTTTAGGGGATATTTTCGATGCCTATAGTGAAATTGCTCAGATGTCAAAATGGGCTGGAGGTATCGGTACAAACTGGACTGGCGTGCGTGCTTCAGGCAGCCGAATCAACGGAACTAATGGTAACTCAACTGGGATTATCCCGTGGCTCAAGATACAAAATGATATTGCGATTGCGGTCAATCAAGGAGGTAAAAGACGCGGATCTCATTGCGCATATATTGAACCTTGGCACGTTGATATCGAAGAGTTCCTTGATTTACGGAAAGCGATCGGGGATGACAGACGACGAACTCACGATCTTGATACTGCGCTCTGGATTCCAGACCTCTTCATGAAACGAGTGGAAGAAGATGGCGATTGGTCTTTGTTTTGCCCCTATGAATGCCCATATCTCGCAAATTCTTGGGGTGGTCGATTTGAAGATTTCTACCAAACTTATGAACGAAACGGACAATTCATTCGGAAAACTGTTAAGGCCAAAGATTTGTGGAAGAAAATTCTATCCTCCTTATATGAAACGGGACATCCGTGGATATGTTTTAAGGATCCTTGTAATGCAGCTAATCCCCTTCAGAAACTTGGAATGATTCGGTCTAGCAATCTTTGTACTGAAATTACATTAAATACGGGCCCTAATGAAACCGCTGTCTGTAATCTTGGCTCTATTAATCTGAGTAATCATTTAGTGCCACAAGGTTTTAACGGAACTAAATTAAAAAATACGGTCACCCTCGCAGTTCGGATGTTAGATAATATTATTGATACCATGTTTTATCCTACAGAAACCGCCGCCAAAACAAATAAAGCAAATCGCCCTATAGGTCTAGGAATTATGGGCTGGCAAGAATCTTTACATAAACTTAACTATACCTTTGATAGTTTTGAAGCTTTATCAATGGCGGAAACAATCCAAAAAATTATCCAACAAACTGCTATAGCTACATCTGAATCTTTGGCAAAAGAAAAAGGGACTTATGCAAACTGGGGGCATTCTACTCAAAAAACCATGATGCGGAATTCTTACGTGACAGCTATCGCGCCCACAGCTACTATCAGTAATATTGTTGGCACTAGCCCTAGTATAGAACCTCTGTATAGTAATCTGTTTGTGCAATCTAATCTATCAGGAGAGTTTACAAATATTAATAATTATTTAGTTAAAGATCTTCTAGCCGCCGGTATTTGGGATACAGAAATGTTGAATGAATTAAAATATCGAGATGGTTCAGTTCAAAACATAGACCGCATCCCTAAATATCTGAAAGATAAATACAAGACTGCTTTTGAGATTGATCAGAACGTTTTAATTGATCAAGCGGCGGCAAGACAACCTTTCATTAGTCAAAGCCAATCCCTGAATTTATATGTTAAAGAGCCCAATGGTCAAAAACTATCTGATTTGTACTTCAGGGCATGGAAATCTGGTGTTAAGACCACTTACTACTTACGAACTCTAGGCGCAAGTCAAGTTGAGAAATCGACTATAGACCCAAATCAATTTGGCAAAACGCATATCCGAACTGAAGTACAGCAATGTAAGATAGAAGATCCAGGATGTGAATCATGTCAATGAAAACAGGACCAAACATTTCTAATCCAATGTTTAATTGGATATTTTTCGACCCAATTAGAAAAGGAGAAATTATGACTGAATCTATACGAGAAAAAATACTCAATACTGCGAGTAAACTGACAGCAAATGATCGGAATAAGACTTATGGGCCACCAATAGTAAACCTAACGACTCTTGCCGATCTATGTAATGCCTATTTAAAAGGAAAGAATATTGAATACGTTGAAATTGATGCAGTAGATGCGGCTATCTTTATGGTTTTGGCAAAAGTATCCCGGATAGCGGCCAACAGAGGCCACAACGATAATTATGTTGACGGGGCGGCTTACATGGCTATAGCTGGTGAATGTGATGAATTGTTAAGAGGTACTAAATGAAGATAGAATATCTAACTCATATGGGCTCCGATGATATGGTAGTTGACGCTGCTAGGGTTAGCTTTGATAAAGTAGCCTCTACATATTCTAAGGAACAGAATAATAAACTTATAAATTATTTGGCCAGGAATCAGCATTGGAGCCCATTCAGCCATCCTCAGATTCAGGTTCGAGTTACTGTGCCCATCTTTATAGCCAACCAATTGAAGCGTTCCACTGTCGGCCTTTCTATCAATGAGATAAGTCGTAGATATATAGATGAGGTTCCTACATTTTATATCCCTGATAAATGGCGAGGGAGGCCGGATGGAAGTATAAAGCAAGGCAGTTCTGAAGAGGAGTTAACCGAGTTCTCTAAAAAATTCAATTATAAAGAACAACACTTTTATCAAGATATAAAGAATCAATACTATAGTTTTTTAGCTGAATCCCGTAGAATGTATAACGGGTTATTAGATTCTGGTGTCGCTCCTGAAATGGCCAGGATGGTCCTGCCTCAATCAATGAATACTTCCTGGATATGGACAGGGTCACTTCTAGCATTCATTAGAATTTATAAACAACGTATTGATAATCATTCTCAACTTGAATGCCAAATAATAGCAAAGCAACTAGGTGAAATTTTAAAAGAATATTTTCCTGTTAGTTTTAAAGCATGGACGGAAAAAGTATGAATGTAATGCACTCAAGTCGATCGGACTCTTGGGGGACGCCTATGAGTATTATGCAGATGGTGCATGAAGTATTAGGTGAAATTGATTTCGATCCGGCTTCCGATACATATTTTAATATTACTGTTCAGGCCAAACAATGGTTTTCAGAACGATCTCTTGAGAGAGAATGGCTACCAGGGTCCATATATCTTAATCCTCCCGGCGGGAAGGTGGAAAATAAGTCTCAGACAGGGTTGTTTTGGCAGAAACTCATGAATCATCGACTAGAATGTAAAGAATTCACGCACGCGATTTTTATGGCGTTCTCCGTAGAAGCTTTACAAAGTACACAAGGAAAAGGACTTCCATCTATTGGAGAGTTTCCGTTCTGTATTCCCTCCAAACGTATTCGATTTGATGGACATGTAGGAAAGATTTCCCCTAGTCATTCAAATGCAATCGTATATGTCCCGGGTAATATAGATGCTTCGGAACATTTTGAAGAGGTATTCAAAGAACTAGGAGTAGTTGTAAATGTCTAATACTAAACCAACTTTACATTTATTAGGACTTCCATATACTCAAGTGAACTTAAACTATTCGCATTGTGCGTTCTCCCAGAAGATTCTTCGGTTTTCCAAAATGATGCAGATGCAAGGGTATAAAGTTATTGAGTATTCTAATGCAGGATCTGAATCTGAATGTGAAAATAAAGTTGAGATTCTTTCTTTGGCGGAACTCCAAGCATTATCTGCCCTTCATAAGAAAGAATTTCCAAATGATATTTTAAATATCCAAAGTTCACTTTGTCAAGTTTTCAATAGAAAAACTATAGAACAAATAGCTAACTATGCAAAACCGGGAGATATTGTATGTCATCCTTTTGGCCCCGCTCATCAACAAGTAATGACCGCTTATCCTGATTTATTTCATATAGAGACAGGAATAGGGTATGACAATCCTTATCTTCAATTCCGGGTATATGAATCTTATTCCCATTGGCATTTTATCATGGGAAAAGAAGATATTAAAGCAGGATCAGACTATAATTGGGTAGTACCGAACTATTTTGATACTTCAGAATGGACAGTTAAAAATAACCACGCAGGATATCTTCTTTTATTCGGCCGTGTACAAGAGAATAAAGGGGTAAATATTGTTAAAGAAATTGCCAAATATTCTGGAGTCGATACTATAATATGCGGCACTATGGATATAGCCAATGAATTACGTGATAGAACTGCAAACAAAGAAGATATGAATTCTTGTATACAAGATGGTGCTATTCCTAATCTATACTATAAATCTCCAGTTCGCGGAAAAGACCGGGATGCTCTTTTAGGAAATGCATTAGCTGTCCTAATGCCAACACGTTATATAGAACCTTTCGGCTGTTCCGGTATAGAGGGCCAACTATGCGGTACGCCGCTTATCGCTTCTGATTTTGGGGCTTTCTCTGAGACAGTAGGAGATTCTCAGTTCAGATGTAAAACTCTTAAAGATTGGTTACACGCAGTAGAATTGGCTAGAACTGCCGATAGAATTAAGATAGCTGAAAAAGCTAGGGATAAATATTCTTTGGAAACTATTGGCACAATGTATGATAAAGTATTTACCCAAATATCAGAGTTGACTAATAAAGGATGGTATACGTTATGATTTTTGAACAACCTGATGTTAGGCCGATATCAGATAAGCTCTATAGATTAGTCTCTCATTATACAGTAATCGTTCATGATGGTATTGGAAAAGAGATTTCCATTCAGGTACCCGCCGGTTACTTAACTGATTTAGCTTCTATCCCCCAATGGGTATGGTCTATATTTGGTCTAGCTCATGATGGGCTATATAGGGGAGCTGCAGTTGTACATGATTGGTTATATGGCCGTAAAGTACAGGAACAAAATTATAGTGAATTGCCGGAAGGCTATATCCTAACCCGGAAAGAATGCGATGATATCTTTAAAGAATTGATAGATGCTTCAGGGGAGTCCAAATGGAAAGAGCAAGCAATGTACAAAGCTGTTAGGGCATTTGGCTGGCTATATTATTAATGAAAAGAAAATCCCCCTATCTATGTTGGTAGGGGGAAAGCGCATGGATAGTATGGAGAGAAATTATTTATCCTCGTTCGGCACGGGGACGGCCAAGAGAAGTTCCCCTAATTTTAAAACTGTTTCTTGTAGCCCTTTAACCAGAGATTGAACTTCCGTCTCACCAACAGTAGGTGTGATGAAGCCACCATTATTGAATTCTGTGCGTTTGGACATTAGTATTGTCCTCCTTTGATACTTGAGGAGTTTCCTATCATACCGCCAGGTTTAATAGTTTTCCCTTGTACTTTAGTTGTTTGTTTAGAAGTTTTTACAGAAGGGGTATTAGAAGTACTATTCTGTTTTTTCTTACCACTGTTTTTCGACGCGGGTTTCATTTTGGCTTCCTTTAAAACTCGTTGGCTTCGATGTTTTGGAACTCGAAGTTTGTTTCGTAACTTTATTTGCAGTTGTTTTAGTTGGAGTAGTCTTGCTAGGTTTCGTTGTTTTAGAACCTTTAGCAGGTTTTTTATTTGAAGGCGAAGTAAAAGACATTATTTCTTTCCTTTCTTTGGCGCTTTAGAAGTATGTCGTTGTTCAGAATAGGCTATAGCCACAGCTTGTTTCTGTGGCTTGCCCGCTTTTATTTCTGTTTTTACGTTATCGGAAAAAGCCTTCTTGGACTTTCCAGGTTTTAAAGGCATTACTTTTTCTTTCCTTTCTTGGCCATTTCTTTTTTGATCATAGCCTTATCTTGTTTCATGTCTTCTTTTTTAGACATAGATTTATCAGATTTCTTCGGTGCTTTTTTCATTACAAGTCCTTTCTGTAATATTTTCATCTATTTAATTTCCGAACCGTATTCATTCCTTATTCTATCATACGATATTTTTTCTAGGTCATAATCACCATCTACTACATTATGAAGAAGTGTAACAGACCTATCCCAAGTTGCATTAGAATGCCTAGCATAAGCTTCTTCATGGCCAAAATAACAACCTGCTACTAATCCATTTATCCGTCTACCTGTTGCGGTAACATCGCTATAATGATTCCATATATGACTATGGCCGCTAACTGTACTAGTATATAATTTTTGAGTGAGTGTTCTAGCTGGCATAACTCCACCTAAAGGCTTGCCTATCCCATTATGGAAATAATGACAGAAAGTAATTCCTTCTATAGTAACTTTCTCCATAAATGGATGCCATTCCCAACCTTGTTCAGCTGCTTTGCTAGCATCTTGGTTCAGAACCCCTAACATTTCTGGGTTATCGTTTACGTACTTATCTAAACGGTTCTCATGGTTCCCTCCAAGGGCCACCATTTTTACAAGCCATTTCGCTTTCTTGCTATTGAATAATTGTTGTTGCCGTTCAAGAATACCTTTTGATAAACGTTTCCTAGCATCAATTGCCCAATCCAAATCATTTCCTACATGTCGATTTTGGCCTGATAGCTTTCCTTTATCATAAGAGCTGAGAGATTCCATATCCGCAAAGTCGCCAAGTTCTACTATATAGTTAGGTTTTCTATCAAGGATAAGTTTATTTAGCCAATCATAGCGCTCATTGGAAATATTAGGTTTTGCATGTGAGTCAGGGATTACAAGAATTGTTTTTCCTGTACTCTTCATACCGTAACTCCGTTCAATATTACGGGATTATTAGAAATGAGGCAGCGGTATCTGCAAAAGCAGATAAGGTAACGACGCCGGTACTTACTATAGTATACCTTACATTTTGAGCATCCGCTGCATCGCCAGTAACTAACACTTTATAATTAGTATTGGCCATGACTGGATTTAAAGTTACATCATAAGTTCCTGTACCTGTGCGTACAACTGAAGCAACTCTATTTGATCCAGCCGCTAAAGTTCCGTCACTAGCAAATTTACCATGGGCCAATGTACTTATGCCTGTGCCTGCTGCACCTGTAGCTCCTGTTGCACCTGTGGCTCCGGTGGGACCTGTAGCACCGGCCATAGCGGATATACCTTGAAGAGCAACTTCAATACCTTCCATAATTTCAGTAAAGCCGTTAACAGACATTGATTTATCTCCTATATTGAAAATAAAGTTTTAGCAGTATTTATAATATCTATATATTCTGTATCTTCTGTCTGGAAATTATTTAATAAATATCCCAGAGCTTCTATATCATCATTATGTATGGCCAATAAGCTTTGTGTCAATAGCGAACCCCATTCGGTATTCGTTCGTTTCTGAATCGGCAAAGTTTTTATAGCGGTTGTGATCGTTGCCAGAGGATTTAAACGTGACTCGATTACCGGCCATGTATTTACGAGTGTTTCCCAGTCTGGTTTTGGGCGTTCATCTTCCCATTGTAAATCTTCATATTGAATTTGTAGTTCTTCTATTGAGATAGTTCTGAATTTTCCCGTGCCGAAGCCATCTGTATTTAATAATGGTTTTTCATATTCTATACAACCAATAAAATTTGGAGCTGGAAGAATTGATTGTAAAGTCAAAATTATATCAATCATAAACTATCCTTCCTGTTCTATATGGAGTTGAGAGTATACTTCTATAATACTTGCTACAGAAGTAGGTTGGCCGAGGCCTACATTACCGCCAGCGGCACTAGAAATATAATGCTGTAAGGAAAATGTTTTTGACCCGGCAATTGTAAATCGGGTATATAAAAAAGCCATAACCTGAGATTGGTCTTTATCCCCCGTATATTCATTAGAACCATAAGCTACGTCTGTACTATCAGTTACATTTCTTAATCTTAATTTATTGTAGCCGGTCTGGAAAGCAGGAGCCCAAGCAGTTAATCTATATGTTCCGGCAGGAAGAGTAAATTGATTAGAGGAAAGAGTACAAATACTTCCTGTATCTGTTACTTTTGTATTTAATACTCTGGTATTCCAGGTTGATCCTGTTGGAGTACCTCCCACAGTACCGCTGGTTTTCTGATCTTCTAATACGACAAGATTTATAATGCCTGAAGAACCAGTCGGTCCTGTAGCTCCAGTGTTTCCTGTTACTCCAGTCGGTCCTGTAGCTCCAGTGTTTCCTGTTACTCCAGTCGGTCCTGTAGCTCCAGTGTTTCCTGTTACTCCAGTCGGTCCTGTAGCTCCAGTGTTTCCTGTTACTCCAGTCGGTCCTGTAGCTC